GACGGTGCTAATTTAAATAACGCAAACGTAGGTGGAATGCCTGCAACACATCCAACAGGTATTGGATCAACTTCAAGTCTTAAAATTAAATCTTTTGAAGATTATCAAAATAATTATGAAGACGCTGTTACATATAGATTAGCTGCAAGAAACCCAGGCAGTTATGCAAACGGAATGAAGGTTGCATACATTGATGGTGCTGCAGATCAAATTATTAACGTAACACCACACGCTGCTGGTAAGATCACAGTTGGTCTTGCTGTTACACAAGCAATAAGTGGAACACTCGTTGGGCCTGGCACAACTTCAACTGTAGACGGATATCTTCAAGGTATTGTTACTGGTGTTGGTGCAAGTACAATTGATGTTAAAGTTACAAGTCGTGTTTCTGCTGCTGGAACAATTTTCCCTGCAACTTACACAGAGGATGGATTACTAGCTTTCAGAGTTGGTGCTGCAACCAGTGAAGGAGTTGCTGCTCATGCGATTCCTGGCGAAAACGGTTTAAGTATTCTAGGCAATACATCAACAATCGCTGCCCCTGCAACTGGTATTAACACAGTTATTACTTCATATGCAGTTAATGATTGGTACGATAATCAGTTCATTCAGTTAAAGAACGGTGCATTAAAGTGGTCTGAGATTGCTGAAAAACCAGGCACAAGTGGATATGCTGCTGCAAGAAACAGTAAAAATGATGAACTTCACATTGTAGTCATCGATGATTCTGGAAAAATATCTGGAGTAACAGGTGCAATTCTAGAGAAATTTACATTCTTATCAAAGGCAGATGATGCGAAGAACTCCTTTGGAGATGCGATCTATTACAAAGATAAAGTTTCTGAACAATCTAACAATATCTTTATTGGAATTGCAACTGGAAACGGTTCAATCGCATCTGGTATTTTAACTGCATTTACAGCGACTTCAACAGATAATACTTGGAGTCAAGATGCACAAGATGTAACCTTTAACTTCGGTGGTAATATACTTTACGAATTACAAGGTGGTAAAGATTACTCTGGTGTAAGCACAGAGGGTGGTTACTCAACATCTCTTGGAAACATAATCGGTGGTTATGAAATTTTCGAGAACGAGGCAGAGTATTCAGTTAACTTCTTACTTAACGGCCCTGGCATCACAGGTAGTCAAGCAGAATCACAAGCAAAAGCAAATAAATTAATTGCAATTGCAGAGGCAAGAAAGGATTGTTTAGCAGTTATCTCTCCAAACAGAGAAACAGTTGTTAATGTAACTAGTCCAAAAACACAAACAACTAACGTTGTTCAGTTCTACGATCCAATTACATCATCATCTTTCGCAGTATTTGATTCTGGTTACAAATATCAGTTTGATAGATTTAATAATGCGTTCAGATTCATGCCACTTAACGGTGACATTGCTGGATTGATGGCAAGAACATCTGAGGAACAGTTCCCTTGGTTCTCACCAGCTGGGCCTCAAAGAGGAAATATACTTAACACAGTTAAGTTAGCATTCAACCCAAATAAAGTACAAAGAGATACTTTATATACTAAGAGGATTAATCCTGTAATCTTCTCACCTGGCGGTGGATTCTTACTCTTTGGTGATAAGACAGGACTTGCAATCGCATCTGCTTTTGATAGAATTAACGTTCGTCGTTTATTCTTGAACTTAGAAGCAAGAATTGAGGTTGCTGCAAGAACACAATTGTTTGAATTTAACGATGACATCACAAGATCAAACTTCCGTAATATTGTTGAACCTTTCCTTCGTGGAGTTCAAGCAAAGAGAGGTTTATCAGACTTCGTAGTTATTTGTGATGAAACAAACAACACACCTGATGTTATTGATGCAAACGAGTTCAAGGCTGATATCTTTATCAAACCAGCTCGTTCAATTAACTTCATCGGTCTTACATTCGTTGCGACTAGAACTGGAGTTTCCTTCAGTGAAGTCATAGGTCGAGTTTAATTAAAGTCCCACTAAATAACAAAAGGAGTTAAAAAAAGAAAATGGCATTAAATTTTCAAGACCGCACTATAATAGATTTTAGAGATAAAATGCGTGGTGGTGGTGCGAGGACAAATTTATTTGAAGTTACTATTGAGTATCCAGATCTTCTAGGATTACCATCTGATCCAGACGGGCCAAAGGCAACAGGAGAATTTTTGATTAAAGCTGCTGAAATACCAGCTTCAAATCTTGGAAATATACCTGTTCCTTTTAGAGGTCGTGTTCTTCCAGTTGCAGGGGATCGCACATTTGATCCTTGGACAGTGACAATTATTAATGATTCTAACTTTAAACTTAGAAATGCGATGGAACAGTGGAGTAATTTCATTAATGATCTACAAACCACTCAGGGTGTTATCAATCCAGAAGATTATCAAACAAGTGCTACAGTAAAACAACTAAGTAGAGAGGGTGGAGAGAATCCTGGCCCTATTGATGTATTAAGAACGTACAGATTTGAAGGAATCTATCCAAACGTTGTAAGTTCAATACCTTTAGATTACGGTGCAACTGATCAAATTGAGGAGTTCCAAGTAACATTCAACTACTTATTCTACTCAGTTCCTGGCGCTGCTGGTCTTATCTAACTGGTTGATTTTTATCATAGTTTAGGATATAATATAAATACCAGAAAAGGTATAATTATACAATGGCACAATTATTTGGTTTCTCAATTGATGATTCATATAAGAAACCGTCGAAGTCAGTAGTCTCTCCTGTTCCCAAAAATAATGAGGATGGGGCAGACTACTATTTGTCTTCGGGGTTTTATGGACAATATCTTGACATCGAGGGCGTATTCAAAACAGAATATGATTTAATTCGTAGATATCGTGAGATGGCACTTCATCCCGAAGTTGATTCTGCGATAGAAGATATATTATGCGAAGCGATAGTTGCAGATCAAAATGATTCACCAATCCAAATTGACCTTGAAAATTTAAACGTAGGATCTAAAGTTAAAGATATTATTCGTGGAGAGTTTCAGTATATTAAAGAAATGCTGGACTTTGATAAAAAGGCACATGAAATATTTCGTAATTGGTATGTAGATGGAAGAATATACTATCACAAAGTTATTGATATCGAAAAACCAGAAGAAGGAATTAAAGAACTTAGATATATTGATGCACTTAAAATTAAATATGTAAGAGAACAAAAGAAAAAGGGTGGTGCAAACGCAATACAATATGTAAATAATAATCGACCAGGCGGTAATAATGATCCGTTTGATGCTGATTTTGAAGGATTGTCAGAATATTTTGTATATACTCCACATACATATCAAAAGAATCAATATGGATCTGTAAACGTTACAGGTCAACAAAAAGATGCAGTTAAGTTTGCTAAAGACGCAATCGCATATTGCACATCAGGTTTAGTAGATCGTAATAAACAAACTGTTCTTTCGTACTTACAGAAATCAATTAAGGCTCTTAACCAGTTAAGAATGATTGAAGATAGTCTTGTAATTTATAGACTATCAAGAGCTCCAGAAAGAAGAATATTTTATATTGACGTTGGTAATTTACCCAAGGCCAAGGCAGAACAATATCTTCGTGAGGTTATGTCGAGGTATCGTAATAAATTAACTTATGATGCATCAACTGGTGAGATTCGTGACGATAAAAAATACATGTCTATGATGGAGGACTTTTGGTTGCCTCGTCGTGAAGGTGGTAGAGGAACTGAAATATCCACATTGCCTGGCGGACAAAACTTAGGAGAACTTACAGACGTAGAATATTTCCAAAAGAAACTCTTCCGTTCTTTGAATGTTCCAGAGTCTCGTTTAGCTGATAATAGTGGATTTAGTTTAGGTAGATCATCAGAGATATTAAGAGATGAACTTAAATTTACTAAGTTTGTTGGAAGAATGAGAAAGAGATTTAGTAATCTTTTCCATGACATACTTAAAACTCAATTAATTCTTAAGAATGTGATAACTCCTCAAGAGTGGGAATCTATGAGTGATCATATTCAATATGATTTCTTATATGATAATCATTTTGCAGAACTTAAGGAAGCTGAGTTAATGCAAGAGAGACTTGGACTTTTAGCAACTGCTGATCCTTATATTGGAAAATACTATTCTGTTGATTACATTCGTCGTAAGATTTTACGTCAAACTGATGAGGAAGTCG